AGCCTTCAGCGAGCGCAGCGGCAGGCGGGATATACGCAGCACGTACGGCTTGCACGCAAGAGAGCTGATCGCGTGGCTGCTACAATTGCAGCACGCGCGCGGAAAAAACGTAATCTTCGTCGCCATCCTCGAATGGGCTGCCGACGAATTTCGGCGCGGCGAATGGTCAATTCAACTCGAAGGTCAAAAAACTGCGCGCGAGCTACCCGGTATCGTCGATCAGATCATCACGATGAACTTCGTGGACTTCGGAGATAAGCAGCCGCCGGCCCGCTGCTTCGTGTGCCAACCCAATATCTGGCATTTCCCCGCCGGCGACCGTTCCGGAAAACTAGATCTACTCGAAAAGCCCCACCTCGGCGAGCTGCTGACGAAACTCGTCACGCAGACCGAGAGAAAACCGTTCACCTACCAAACCCCGACCCCGCAGGAACAGGAGACGTGACCATGTCTATGGACTTCAACGATGCAACCGGAAAACAGCGCAATACCGATCTCATCCCCACCAACACGATCGCCCCCGTCGCAATGCATATTCGCAGCGGCAATGCAGGACCCGGAGGTTGGCTCAAGCGCGCAAAGGACAAACGCTCCGAGGCGCTCGACTGCGAGTTCACCGTCATCGGCGGCGAGTTCGCACGGCGAAAATTTTGGGCCTTGTTGACCCTGGCCGGCACGACTGACGGCCACGGCCAGATGGCAGAAACCAACCGCGCGCTGCTCTGTGCAATCCTCGAGTCCGCGCGCGGCATCACACCCAAGGACATGAGCGAGGCCGCCAAGCAGGCCCGGCAAGTTGAGACCTACGGCGATTTCGACGGCCTCTGTTTCGTGGCCAAGATCGGCATCAAGAAGGGCGAGCCGAAGCCGGACGGCAGCGGCAATTACCCGGATAAGAACGTGCTGCTCGAGGCGATCACCCCCGACCATAAGCAATGGCACAGCGTCGAGCAGCAGCCGTCATTTCCGAAGTCCAGCGGCGGCGGTGCCGCGCCGGCGAGCGGCGGCGGCCAGGTCATTCAGCGCCCCCAATGGGGGCACTGATGGATAGCGCAATCGCAGACGCCTGGCTCCGAAAGGCGACCACTGCCGCCATCGCGGCCGCCCGCAAGATCACCGAAGACGGCACCGTCGATCCGGCGGTGCCGGTGGGACGGCTCAGCGACGTCGAGTGGGGATGGATCTTCTCCGGCAGCCTGTTCGCCTGGATCGTGGTGCGCAGCGAGCAGGCGGTCGCCGAGCAGATCGACAGCGAACTCACCATCCGCGCGGTTGGCTACGATCCGAACCCGTGGGACGTGGGCGCCATCGCGGCGATCCTGCCGGACCTCAGCGAAACTCCCGGCATCGATTGGGCGAAGCCGCTCGTCAGCTGGTCGCGCGAGGAAATGCTAGCATTTCTGACCGCGGCGTTCGCGCTCATCCGCAAGGGCATGATCGCTCGCGACCTCAGCGGCGGCACGATCACCCGAAAATCAAGTGCGGCCCAGCTTGCACGCCAGGCCAATGCAGCGGCCGGCGGGCCGCTGATGACAAGTGACGAACTGAATGACCCGATCGGCCGCCTGTAAATGCCGAGTATCGTGCCGTGCTCGACTTCAACCGAGTCAACATTTCAGCCTCGTCAGTCAGCGTCGGAATCAATGAGGCAATCGAACGAGCTGCGCTGCGCAGCATCAGGCAGCCGCGCTCCTATCTCGGCGCTTCGATTGTCGGGCACGAATGCTTGAGACGGGTTCAGTACGATTGGTTTTGCGATCCGGTACACGCCGCCCGCACCTACGAGATTTTCGAGCGCGGGCATTATTTCGAGCAGCGCTCTCGACAGCATCTGGTAGACGCGGGATTCCGCTTCGCCCCGTCCCTAGCGCTCGCATTCTCCGCCGCCGACGGGCTACTCCGTGGCCATGCCGACGGGATCATCATCGCGGGTCCGGACCTGCCCGGTCTTTATCTAATCTATCCGCTGATCTGGGAGCATAAAGCGCTTGGTGCCAAAGGCTGGAAGAAGCTCGAGCGCGACGGCCTGACCAAGGCCTTTCCCGAATACGCGACACAGGTCGCGCTTTACCAAGCCTATCTGGACGTCACCAACCCGGCGCTCTTTACCGCGCTCAACGCCGATACCTGTGAGCGCATGCACTTTCTCGTGCCATTCGATGCCGAGCGCGCACAAGCCGCGAGCGATCGCGCGGTAACGATCATCGCAGCCAGCCGCGCCGGCCAGCTGCTACCGCGGTTCACCGATGATGCGGATGACTGGCGCTGCAGGATGTGTAGTCACTGGGAAAGATGTTGGAAAGAGAGCCGGGACTAATGTGCTCGCTCCCAGTGCCGACAAGCTCGGCAAGCTGATCCGGAAGAAATTCAGCAAGGAGGAGGCACTAGAGATTTATCAACGCGGTGTCGCCGATAGCTGGCGTGCAGCTGAGAGCGCGCAAAGCGGGCCATTTTTTTCGCACCGTCAACCTCAACGACGAGCCGTGCTGGCACGACATCGCGTGCGAATGCGCGGCACATAACGCCCAGCTGCACGACGACCGTGAGCGAAAGTTTATGAACGATATGGTGCGGTGGACCGTGCATGGCGGCTCGCCAACAGAGAAGCAGGCAAAGTGGCTGCGCCCGATCTACGCGAGGATTCGATGAGCGCAAAGCCAACAACCTATAACGGCGACTTAGCAAACCTCCCGCCGGCGCTGCAGCCGCTGACTCTGCAAGATCGTTGGGTGGTATGGCCGTGGGAACAACGTACCAAGAAGAACGGCGAGATCGAATGGACGAAGCCACCGCGGCAAGTGCGTAACCCGAACCACAGCGCTAAGAGCAACGATCCGACAACCTGGGGGTCTTATTCCGCCGCCGTGCAGCGCGTTGCCGATGGTGATGCTGACGGCATTGGCTTCATGCTGCTCAATAGCGACATCGGTGCCGGCGACCTCGACCACGCTCGCAATGTCCAAACCGGTGCTATCGACCCCTGGGCCGAGGACCTTCAGACCGAAGCTAACGGCGCCTATTGCGAGATCACGGTCTCAGGTAGCGGTCTGCGGCTGATCGGAAAAGTCAGCGGACCCGAAACGCATCGAAAATTCACCTTCGACCGCAAGACCCGTGCCGGCATCGAGCTTTATCGCAACACAGCCCGCTACATCACAGTCAGCGGCTTGGAAATTGGCAGCTGTCCCGAATTGCCGCCGCTCGACAACTTTATCGACACCGTATTGGCGCGCTTTGCCGGAAAGGCCAACGGCAAGGCCGGCGTCCTCGATTTTAACGATGCCACCGGCCGACAAGAAATCGATTACGACGATCTGATTAAAAATGGCGCCCCGGAAGGGCAGCGCAGCGAGCTCTTTCAGAGCGTCGTCTGGCATCTCGCTGCCAAGGGCCGGGCGATCGAGCAGGTTGTCGATGAACTTGCTCGCCATCCCAATGGTATCGGGCGGAAATATGCTGATCGGCTACGTGAAGAGGTAACACGCTCCTACGAAAAGTGGCGCCAGCAGAAACACACCGCCGCGACCGGAAACGCCGCACCGATCACGGATCCCTGGCCGCAGATTTACGTCATTGCCGGCGAACTCCCCCGCGTGGTCAATGAAACGGAAGACGCCCTGCTTTTGCTCGGACGCGAGCTCTATCAGCGCGGCGGCCTCGTCGTGCGGCCGGTGCTCTCAAAACTCAAGGCTGCTGATGATCGAGATACGTTCGGCTGGAGCTTGGTTCCGGTCACCCGGCCGTATCTCGTCGAAACCTTAACCCGCGCTGCTCAATTCCTGAAATGGAATGGTCGCAGCAGGCGCTTCCTTCCCACGGATGCGCCAGAGAAAGTCGCAGAGACCTATCTCGCTCGCCAAGGCGCCTGGAAGCTCCCTATCCTGACTGGCATCGTCGCCACCCCTTTCCTGCGCACCGACGGCTCGATCTGCGAGCAGCCGGGCTACGATGCGGCCAGCGGCATGCTGTTCAAGCCCGATGACCAGGACTTCCCACCGATTCCGCAAGCTCCGAGCAAGGAAGACGCGTGCACAGCATTGAAGCAGCTTAACAGCCTAATCGATACCTTCCCGTTCGTTAGCAAACTTGATCGCTCGGTTGCGCTTTCTGGCATCCTCTCCGCGCTCGATCGCCGCTCTATGGTGACCGCGCCACTTCATGCCCTCACGGCGCCGGTTGCAGGATCCGGCAAGTCGCTTCTCGTCGACATTATCTCGATGATCGCCACTGGTCAGATCGCGCCGGTGATCGCGCAGGGACGCAAAGACGAAGAGATGGACAAGCGTCTGGAAACCGCCCTCATGAGCGGCGACAGCATCATCTCAATCGATAATTGCGAACGTCCACTCGAAAGCTCAACGCTATGCCAGGCGCTCACTCAGCAGCGCATGAAAATCCGTATCCTAGGCGAAAGCCGCCACACCGAGGTGCTGGTCAACGCCCTGATCTGCGCCACCGGCAACAACTTGGTGGTGGCCGGCGACCTCACCCGTCGCACGCTGCTGTGCTCGTTGGACGCAGGATGCGAGCGTCCCGAGCTGCGCTCATTCAATACTGACGTGATCGAAACGATCCGGACCCATCGCGGACGGCTTGTCGTCGCGGCCCTGACCATCCTGCGGGCCTGGCATATCGCAAGAGCGAAAGAACGACTGTCCTTATCGCCGTTCGGCTCCTTCGAGCAGTGGTCGCGTCGGGTGCGCGAGCCGCTGGTTTGGCTCG